CGAGATCTTGACACCTACGACGGCGACGAGGACCTGTTTCCTCATCAGCGCGCCGGCGTTGCATTCCTCTCGACGGCGCGCCGCGCGCTGCTTGCCGACGAGCCTGGTCTTGGTAAGACGGCGCAGACGATCCGCGCGCTGAAGAAGCTGTCAGAGACCGAGGCGGTGTTTCCCGCTCTCGTCGTGTGCCCGAACACGCTCAAGAAGAACTGGCTTCGTGAGTTTGGCATGTGGTGGCCCGGCGTCAAGGTTCAGGTGATCAGCGGTTCCGCTGGGCAGCGGCGCAAGCAGTTCGCCGAAGGCGCCGACGTCTATGTCATCAACTGGGAATCGCTGCGCTCTCACTCTCGGCTTGCGTCATACGGTTCGGTGGCACTTGCCCGCTGCCCCGAGTGCGGCGGTCACGATGAAAAGGTGACCGACAATCGTTGCGAGGTTCACCGCCGCGAGCTCAACGAGATCGACTTCAAGGCAGTTGTTGCCGACGAGATCCACCGCTCAAAGGATCCCAAGTCCAAGCAGACGCGTGCGCTGTGGGCCGCAACTGGCGACGCGGACATCCGCTTCGCACTCACCGGTACGCCCATTGCAAACAACGTGCTCGACCTCTGGCCGATCCTTCACTGGCTGTCGCCAAACGAGTGGCCCAGCAAGACGCGATGGATTGACCGCATGGTTGACACCATGCTCAACGCATTCGGCGGCATGATGGTGCTCGGCGTCAAGCCGCACATGAACGACGAGTTCTACGCGGCGATCAATCCGCGCATGCGGCGTATGCTCAAGGCACGAGTTCTGCCGTGGCTGCCGCCGGTGCTCAAGGAGCGTCGCGACGTCGAGATGTCCACCAAGCAGAAGAAGGCGTATCAGCAGATGCGCGATCTTATGATCGCCGAGCTCGAGGGTGGTGAGGCCGTCGTTGCGCCGAGCCCACTCACTCAGACAACGCGCCTTCTACAGTTTGCGAGCTCGTACGCTGAGATCCTGACCGATGAGGAGACTGGCGAGATCAGAACGCGGCTTGCCGAGCCGTCGTGCAAGGTTGACGCGCTGATGAACGACATCAACAGCGGCGACTTTGGCGATGATTCAGTCGCCGTCTGCGCCGTGTCGCGTCAGCTCATCGAGCTGCTTAGCGCCGAGATGACCAAGGCAAAGATTCCGCATGGTCTTATCACCGGAGCGCAGAACGAGGACGAGCGCCAGAAGGCGGTTGACGACTTCCAGTCTGGCAAGATCAAGTGGATTCTTTTCACTGCCCAGGCTGGCGGCGTAGGCATCACGCTTACGGCGGCGCGACGACTCGTCATGCTTCAACGTCCGTGGTCACTCGTCGACTACAAGCAGGCGCTGGACCGGGTGCACCGCATCGGCTCGGAGATCCACGACTCGATCGTCATCATGGACTACGTCACCGACGGGACGATCGAGGAGCGTGTCATCCAGGTGCTCGACAGCAAGGCTGACAACTTCGAGCAGATCGTCCGTGACAAGACGCAGCTACTCAATATGCTCAGAGACGACAAGGAAGGTCGCTTATGATTCAAGAAACACCGGTTGAGATCGGCGGGCGTGGCCCGATAAGGATCTCCAACTCAGAGATCCAGACGTTCAAGGACTGCCGGCGTAAGTGGTGGCTTAGCTACTACCGCAGGCTGCAGCCACAGAACACCAACTACACCGGCGCACTTGCGCTTGGTACGCGCATCCACGCTGCGTTGGATGCGTACTACTCGACTGGTGAGCCTCTGCTCGATGCGCACTCGCGGTTTGTCCAGATTGACAAGCAGTCGCTGCTCGAGCAGTTCCGAGACACCGTTGATCTCGACACCGAGGCGGAGCTTGGCCGCATCATGCTCGAGGGTTATCTCGAGTGGGTCAATGAGAACGGAATTGACGCCGAGCTTGAGATGATCTCGACGGAGGAGGTCATCTCGATGCCGATGTTTGACGGCGAGGTTGAGCTGCAAGGTAAGCTCGACATGCGTGTCCGTCGCAAGGCAGACGGGGTTCGCATGTTCCGCGACTTCAAGACCGTCGGCGGATCGTTCGCCGAGTTCGGCGCGCTGGCGCACATGAACGAGCAGATTCTTACCTATATGGTTCTCGAGGCGGCACAAAACAAGGAGGGCGAGCGCTGCGAGGGCGGAATCTTCACGATGCTCAAGAAGGTCAAGCGCACCGCCAACGCCAAGCCTCCGTTCTATGATCAAATCGAGGTTCGCCACAACACGTTCGCGTTGCGTTCGTTTTGGAACCGTCTACATGGCACGGTCAGCGACATGCTGGGAGTCCGCAAGGCTCTCGACAATGGCGCCGACCACTTCTATGTTGCATATCCGCGGCCCAGCCGCGATTGCAAGTGGAAGTGCCAATTCTTCGCTATTTGTCCACTGTTCGACGACGGCAGCGCCGCCGAACACGCGATTAGCGAGCTGTACAAGGTCGATGACCCGTACGCATACTACAACAACACAATTGAGATGAAAGGAAGTGAGTGACAATGTCCGAAGTACAGCGCTCGTTGACCATCATGGTCTACGGCGAATCTAAGGTCGGTAAGTCAACATTTGCCGTAACAGCTCCCTACCCGCGTCTTATGCTCGACGTTGAAGGCGGACACAGATTCCTGCCCATCACCGTCAAGTATTGGGACCCGCTTAGGGAGGAACCGCCCGTCGCTGACGGCACCTGGGACACATGCGTGGTCAACGTAACTGACTACGACACGGTGCTCAAGGCCTACCAGTGGCTTCAGATTGGAAAGCATCAGTTCAAGTCACTGATCATTGACTCGGTCTCCGAGCTTCAGGTGAAGTGCGTTGATACGATCGCCGGAAAGAATCAGATGCAGATGCAGCAGTGGGGCGAGTTGCTTCGCCACATGGGTGCCCTGCTTCGTGATCTTCGCGATCTTACAATGCACGCCACCAACCCGCTCGAGGCCGTCGTTCTGACGGCGATGGCCCGACAGGGGCAGGACGGTCGCTACCGTCCCTACCTTCAGGGTCAGCTTGCAATCCAGGCACCTTACTTCTACGACATCCTCGGCGCACTTTCCGTTGAGGAGTTTCCCAATCCCGACCCGACGCAGCCGCCCTACAAGGCGCGCCGCATGTACGTCGAGCGCACGTCTCAGTATGAGGCTGGCGAGCGAGTGCAGGGTCGTCTTGGAAAGATCGTAGAGCAGCAGCACCTCGGCGTAGAGGCGATGCTCGACATAGTGTTCGGCCCCCGGCCGGAACAGAAAAACAAGAAATAACAACACGGAAAGACAGAGAAAATCACAATGAGTACACTCAACTGGGGCGACCTTGTAAAGGACGCCGGAGACGTCGGCAGCTACGATCCGCTGCCGGATGGAGACTACGAGCTCCAGATCATGGAGGCCACCGCAAAGGTCTCTCAGTCAGGTAAGACCATGTTCGCCATCAAGGCACAGGTGACCGTCGGTGCGCACGCCAAGCGCCTCGTGTGGGACAACCTCGTCGTCTCGAGCGATAACCCGACAGCGCTTGGAATCTTCTTCCGGAAGATGACGGCGCTTGGGCTGAACAAGGACTTCTTCGCGACCAACCCGAGCAACGCTCAGATTGAGCAGGCGCTTCGTGGTCGTCAGTTCCGCGCGCAGGTTGGCTCGCGTACCTGGCAGGGTCAGAAGAAGAACGAGATCAAGGCGTACTACTCCGTGGCCACCGCCGCTGCTCCCGCTGCTGCTCCTGTAGCTGCTGCTGCGCCGGCACCGGCTCCGGCGCCTGCTCCGGCTCCCGTAGCTGCACCCGCACCTGCGCCGGCACCTGCGCCGGCACCTGCCGCGGCTCCCGTTGCAGAGACTCCCGTCGCATCTGCGCCTCCTGTGGCGCCGTTCTGACGTAGTCACCCTGTAAAGTGGCAGGGGTGCGGCTCGCGCCCCTGCCACTTACACATATCCACAGAAAGACTTATCTATGCGAATCCTAATGTCCGGGTTCACGGCTCTTCAGATCAACACCGAGCGACGAACCATTCAAAAGATTGACGTACCTGCGTCAATCGTCAAGGCTCTTGAGGAGTGCGGTCACCAGGTTGACTGGCGTCGCATCACTCCCGGCGAGGACCTGTCGATGTACGACGTCATCTGGGTAAACCTCGCACCGCTAAACTCCCTCAACGGGCGCCAGGGGGCGATGGGCGCACTCTACGCGCTGTCTAGCGGCATTCCCGCCGTCGGCTTCTTTGACGACTGGCAATTTAGTTCTGTATTCAACGCGTTCCGCGCGTTGGTAAGGCATCCGGAGCTTCTCTATAAGTATCTGCTGAGCGGCCCACGCGGAGACGAGCCAGCTACGTACTTCAACCTCGACGAGGCAAACGCCGCTATCGAGCGCGTTCGCGCCAAGAATCCAGAGGATGCAGATAAGTGCGCCGTCGGGCGATACTTCTTCCACGACACGGACGAAAACATCAAGATCTACGAAAGCCAGCTCGTGCGTACCGCCGAGGTTATGCTCGAGGAGCGGTGGGCTCGCGGTCTTGTTGCTGCGTGCCCGATGTACTCGTTCGGTGATCGCTCTCTCGTTCGCAAGCGGATGCCCAAGTCAATGGGACCAATTGAGGCGCTCGACCCAAGCTCAACAATATATGACATCCTTGCAACGTCGGAGCCAAAGGACCCAAGCCTCAAGGAGCGCAAGTGGGTGCTGGGCGCGCTGATGCCGCATGACACGTGGCTCGAAAAGAAGAAGCCCGAGTGGCCGGTCGAGATCGTCGGTAGCCGCAAGCTCATCAGAAAGTTTGGCGGTCAGCGCTTCGACACCGAGGCTGACGTTCTTTCATTCTACAACGACTACTGGGGTATTCTCTCTCCGCCGTATCCGCACGCCGGGTCTGGCTGGTGGCGCAGCCGCTTCATGTACGCCGCGCGTGTTGGCTCAATTCTTGTGACCGATAAGGGCGAGGGCGCACCGCTTGGCGATCCCTACAAGCTTACGATCCGCCAGGTTGAGAACATGTCCGATGCCGAGCTTATCGCTGCGGCGAAGGCGCAGGGTGATGCTCTTCGTCCTCACATGCCCTCGTATGAAACGTTCGTTGAACACTGCAATCGCATCGTTCATCGCGCGCTTGCAGAGGACAAGGGAATGAAGATCAACCCAGATGGGACGATGTAAGTGGCAAGAATCCTCATCACGGGGATGACAGCACCGCAATCTTCTCGAAGACTGAACAGCAGATCACTAGCGTTTGCCGGCGCGCTGTCGGCGATCATAGAAAACGCGAAGCATCGCGTCGAGTGGGCAGAACCGTCTGTGAACGTCTCGAGGAATGATCTTGCGGGGTACGACGTCATTCTCATCGGAATAGCGCCGGTGCTTAGCGTCACGTCAAACAAGGCGTACGGTGTTCTATGGATGCTCAACGAGCTTCGTGACGACCCACGCGTGCGGTACTTCGTCGACACGCCGGAGCCGACCCGAATCACGGCAAACCTTAGGGCGGTTGACAAGGAATTTGATTGTCTTGTCAAGCCCTTCTACTCACAGCGCAAGCAGTACCGCGACGTTGAGGCGTCTGACGAGATCAAGTCGGCCATGGCCGCTAGCGTGTCGCGTCTTCTTTCGTCCGACTGGCCGACGACTCTCTACCCCGCAACTCCGTGGTCAGACGACAGCTTCGTCGTCAACAGGCTGCCGCTAGGTGCGGCTGCCTCCGTCGTGGGAGTTCAGGTTGACTCATTCTACGTATCCAACTCTCTTCACCGAATCAACTCAGACAAGGTGAAGCGGTGGTCAATTGACACCGACAAGACGAAGTGGGCAAAGAGCACGATCAGCTCGCTTCAATACCCGCACATCGCAATGAAGAAGAACAGGGCGTCAACAGACGACGCCGTGTTTGTCGAGATCGCCAGATCCGTTGGCTCGCTGCTCAGCCCAACGGTTGACGGTGCCGTGTGGTGGAGTCACCGCATTGCTCAGTCGCTCAACGCGGGTACGCCAATCGCCAGTGACTGGCGGGTAACGTCTCGCGTGGGGAACTCGTGGTCACACCTGGCCGCGGGTATTGAGGAGATGTCATACATCGACATGTATGAGCTTTCAGCTTCTCAGAAGTCAGAGTACATCGATTCTCTGCCTTCTCAAGATAAGGTAAAAGAAATCATAGAGACATCGTTAGGAATACAGAAATGACCGTACTTTTCAATCAGTGGCTGGAAAAGACCAGGCAGCTCCAAAGCGACGTCTACAACGTCGACTACCCGACTCTTCTAAGCGATTCACCGGAGGGTCTCAACGCTCTCATCGAGTACATCCGCTGGAACATGCTCGCGATTGACGACGAGCTTGCCGAGGTTCGCAAGGCGATCTCGTGGAAGCCGTGGCAGCACGACGACCCATACGCCGATCGCAAGGAGATCGTCAAGGAGTGTGTAGATGTTCTTCACTTCGTGGCAAACATCCTGTGCGCCGCCGGTGCGACAGACGAGGAGCTCGACGCCGAGTACCTTGCCAAGATGCAGAAGAATGCCGACCGCCAGCGCAACGGGTACAAGGTTCTTGACTCTGGCATGAAGTGCGCCCGCTGCTTCAGGGCACTCGACGACTACGACGTCTCGTCCTGCAACGACTCAATGTGTCCGGAGAAGTGATGACCTCGTTCAAGGTTGGAGACATCGTTCGCGTCAAGGACGATGCATACTCCGAGAAGGAAGTTTCACGGATCCACAACGGGCGGATCTGTCAGGTTATTGAGATCAGCGGTGGCGACGTCGTCGTGCGCTCAATTGACAAGCTCGAGCCGGTGCTCGAGAGGACATATCATTCTCCATACGTACTAGAGATTCAGAAAGGAATAGCGCTATGAGAGCAAACATTGAGTTTGAGGTGTTTGGCCCAACGGTTGATATTCTTATCTTCGAGGCAAAGAAGTCTTGGCGGGAATTGACAAACAACCAAGACGCCGAGCTTCCGCATGACACGGAGATCAACGTCGCGCCGCACACAGCAAGCGACTACAAGGCGACGGTGTTTATCCGCATGAAGGTCGAGAAGGATGCCTGACAAGAAGCTTCCTCGACATGAGTGCCTAGACGAGGCGGCACGCATCATCGCCGGTCAGCGCGACAAGCAGTACGGCGGGCCGGAGGACAACTTTCTTCGCATCGCGCGTATCTGGTCGGTGATCCTCGGCGTCAACGTCACACGCGAGGATGTTGCGATGATGATGGTCGGGCTCAAGGTCGCTCGCTATGCGTCGAAGTCCGGGTTTCAATCAGACACGTGGACCGACATCGCGGGGTATGCGGGATGCGGCTATGAAGTTGGTCTCCTCGAGGCTGAGGAAAAGTAGAACCGCCTGGTATAGTAGCAATTCTGCTAGGCTGATTGAAGGTAGGTAATAGCAATGTCAAAACCGACATTTATTGACTGCAATGGACTGGCTGGATTCATGAGCTACGGCTTTGTCCAGTCCGGCATGGAGATGGAGTCGCGAACGGGTACGCTAAACTTTGGCAACCCCGTCGCTGAACTCAATAGGCATCTTCTTGGAAACAAGTGGGAGGCGTTCTTCTCAAACGAAGAAGATGAATGGCCCGTACAGAACGCCGACGTCGTTCTTGGTTGCCCTCCGTGCTCCGGTTGGTCGGTGTGGTCAGGACCCACAAACCGCGGTCCCGACGCAGCGGCGCACGAGCACACGCGTGCGTTCATGCGCTACGCCGCAAAGGTGAAGCCGAAGATGATCATCTTTGAGTGCGTGCAGCAGGCATACACGCAGGGTCGCGATGTCATGGTCAAGTACCGCGACATGGTTGAGGACCTGTCCGGCAAGGAGTACGACCTCTACCACGTCAAGATGAACAACCTCCAGGTTGGAGGGTTCTCGTATCGCCCGCGATACTTCTGGACCGCCGTCGAGAGGGGAATGCCGTTTGGCGCCCAGGCGATCGCACCGGAGGAAATGCCGACGATCATGGACGTCATTGGTGACCTCGAGCACATGGAGATCACGTGGGACGCGCAGCGCTACGCCGACAAGCCGACCAAGTTTGTCGAGCACCTTCGCAACCAGAGCGGTGCCGTTGACGGTCACATGGCTAAGAGCAACATGAACTCCGTGCGCATCAACGAGATCTTCGACATCCTCGGAAACGAAGGATGGAAGCCGATGATGCCGCTCAACGACGCGCTGAAGAGTGCCGTTGATAAGAACGGCGGCAAGTTCCCACAGAACTGGGAGCCGCTCTCGCAGAAGATTCTTGACAACGAATTCTACATGGGATTCTCGATGCCGTCCCGATGGGATCCGGGTTCGTGGGCGCACGTTCTCACCGGTAGCGCACTCGAC